CAATCGACTCCGTCGCCGCGAGGACGTCGCCGGAGTCGGCGTCGTCGACCGTGTACTCGATCGTGAAGTTCTGGTTCTTATCTCCGAGATTGCGGTCACTGTCAGAGATCAGAGGGTCAGTGTTCAGAATTTCAAGGACGGGGCGGAAACCGTAGTACGCGTACCGATTGGACGAGGTGATCCAATCGAAGTAGCGGGCCGAGTTGCACCCGCGAATCGCGCGGTACGACGCGTTCCCGGAGTAGGTTCCCTGGCACCAGGAATACACATTGAACCAGTTCCAAAATTGGTTGTGGGTGCTATTAAGGTCGGTCGAGTTGGTGTTGCTGTCCAGGTCAGAAGAAACCGGAGCAGGGAGGCCGGAGATGACCTCCTCGCGGGTGATGAACCTATCCCACTCGTTGTTGGTGGGAGACCCGCCCGCATAGGAGTCTCCGTTCCGGTAGTTGCTGCCGCCGGTGAGAAGTCGGCACTTGTATTTCGCCCCGTCGATGGTGACGGTCTTGCCGGTGACGTAGCCCTGCCCGTTCAAGTCATCCCACGAGACATTGACCAGGATGACGCGGTCGCAAATAAGCAGGGTCTTGTCTCCGTCCTTGATCTTTACCCATTGGAGCTTATTCGCCTCCGCGCTGGGAGTGTTTCCGAAGGTATAGTTCGCCATGCTGCCGGACATAGAAGGAATGTCGCCAGCAGAAGGCGCGCCGTTATATGTACCATCGTTACGCCACGGCTTTGTGGGCCGTTTGAGAATCGCGCCGTTGTTGTAGAAGCCGCCGAGCTTGACGGTTCCGAGATATTGCGCCATAAGGGATCGCTCCTTCCGTTTTGATGAAGCGGTAGGGCGCGAATATCTTCTTCGCGAGATTGTAGGCACTGGCCCACCGGGCGAACCCGATCCACGAGTTGACCGCCTGGACGACCGCCGCCCGCGTGATCTTGCCTTCCTTCATCTTCCGAACCATCGCTTTAATGCGCCGCTTCTCCCTCCGCTTGGACTCGGTGCGGATCATTAAATGGGTGGCTTTGATTTTGAAGCCGTAGGCGTTCACGCCCTGCCGCATGTAGAAAACCTTTGTCTTTTTGTTGGTGTCAAGGTGTAACCTCACGCGGAGGAACTCCTTGATCTTCGCCAGCCATTCCCGGGCGATCTCCTTGCTCGGTGCAATAATGACAACATCGTCCATGTACCGGGTATAGAGCTTCGCGCCGAGGAAGCGGACACAAAATTGATCGAGCTCGTTGAGGTAGATGTTCGCGAAGTCCTGGGAGCTGACATTCCCGAGTGGGATGCCTCTCTCGCCCTCTGGTGAGCTGTCAATCACTTTGCAAAGAAGCCGGTAAAACCGAAGGAGATCCCCGTACATGTCGGGGCGCTTCTTCTTGAGCTTCTTGAACCGCTTCGCAAGGATTTTCTTGAGCAGGTCGCGGTCGATGGAGTAGAAGAACTTCCGGGCGTCGATCTTGATGACGGCCACGTCGTCGCCCCATTTCATACGGGCGACCCTCATGTCGTGCTGCACTTTGAAGGCGGCGCGGATCGGGCCCTTCCCGTACTGGCAAGCGAACGAGCCATTGATGAACACGGGCCGAAACATGTTTTGCAGCTCCTCGTGGATGACGAGCTGCACCACCTTGTCGCGGAGCTTCGGGATGGAGAGGTCTCTCCGTTTTGGCTCCGTGATAACGGTGAAATGATACGGGCCCGGCGTGTACTTTGAACTCTTGAGCTCACGCCATAGGTCGACGTTGTTCTTCTCCCGAAAAAGGTCGTACTTGACGGCCTCCCGGGTGTACTTTCTTTGCCCTCTTAGGGCTTGTTTGTAGCCGTCCTTTATCCTCTCATAGCCGACCGCCTCCTCATAGGTGGCAAGCGGCATGATCGGCGGAGTCGGCGGGTGTTTAATGTTCTGTGCGGTTTTAATAAATAAGGGGAATTTCGTCATCGTGGCATCCTTTCCTTTGCAGAAACGGCTTGGCACCTATGACGCGGGTTTATACCCACATTGTAGACTTGCCCCCAGCCTCCCAATACGAGAGGGCGGGCCGGAGGTTCGTCACTGTTTTTACGCCGTCAGAGACAAGGCGAAGGATTACCTCTCCCTTGAAGTATAACAAGGACACGCACTCGAAGCCGTAGCCGCGAATGACGTAATAACCTACAAGGCGGGGCGGAAACCGTAGTTCGCGTTCCGATTGGACGAGGTGTTCCAATTGTAGTTGCGGGCCGAGTTGTACCCGCGAATCGCGCGGTTCGACGCCATACAGAGATAACCCTAAGTAGGTGCGGTTTACTTTTTTATCGGTTGTTGATGAAGTGCTTTTGCAAGCCTCCAATAATGCGCCCCAGCTCGTTGAGTTTCGTTTGCAGCTCGTGGACTTTCTTCTCGGTGATGTACTTCTGCGTCCGGGCGACTCCAAACAGCACGAGGAGAAGCGTCTTCTCGGCGTCCGCCTCGTCCAGCCATTCGAGCCGCTTCTTGACGACAGTGAGGTTGTTCGCCATGACCGCCGCGCGGATCAGCCGGAAGCATGATTGCTTGATCTCCTGCGACAAACTAAACTTTTCGGCCTGGGGGAAGTTCTTGAGCAAGGGGTAGACATCCCGTTCGAGTAGGATTTCAGCCTTCTTTTGAAGTATTGACGGTTCCAATGTAGCAGCACCTCGCATTTCTAATGCGGGCGATCTCGGTGATGTCCCCGAAGAACTCGAAGCCGTAGTCGGTGAGCTTTACCTTTGCGGGCTCCCCTGTGATGGAGCTGTGTCCCTCAATAACAAGGACGTCCTTCCCTTCGAGAGTGAGACCGCTCGCGGTCATAAGGACGAGCTCGTTGTCCGAGAGTTCTCGACACCTTTCACATACCGGGCAAAGCTCGCCGAAAAAGTTCCCGAGTATGCAGCTTGTTTCTTTGAGGGTGCAAGCGACCCTATACATAGAGCTTTCTCGCCACGGGGTCATAGATGCCGGAGGTGATCGCGACGGAGTTCACGGAGTCAAAATTGATGAGAAAGACGTTGTTCGTCATGTTGTTGAGGGTGGCGTCTTTCAGCACTTTGATCTCTTTCTGCGCGTCGGCGATCTGGGCCTCGTGGAGAATGACGGCTTCGCGGTTCTCGAAGATGCCGTCGTCCATGTGGTTCATGTTCGTCTGACTAACCGGCGTTCCTTCCTGGATGACCTCGCCCGTCTCGACATCTTCGACGTGGTCGAGCCATCCGATTTTTTGATAGCTATTCACTTTCGATCTGTACCTCCGTTTCTTTTTCAATGATGGTGTATTTGAAGGCCACATAAAGACCCTTGCTCGGCGGTTTCTCGAACTCCCGGTCGGACTGTGCGACGATGTCTCCGTCCGTGTCTACGAGCTGCACGTTCGCCACGTTTCCGGTGACGGTGTCGTCGAAATAGATATAGATCTTCACGGTGTCCGCCGTGACGAGCTTGCGGAACGGCTCGACCGTCTTCGGCGCTCCGTTCAGCGTATAGGCCGCGTGGTCAATCGAGTCGGCGAAGCGCCGCCCGATTTTCTCAATCCCGACCGATGTGATTGTCTTCGGCATGGTTTTCTCCTCCTTCCGTCATAAATGTCACCCCGGAGCAGCGAAGCACCGGAGAACAAACGGGGTAGATCTTCGCGCCGGTGCTTGCCTTCGAGCCCACCTCCATATTAGAGGAGAGGCCCTCATACATAACAAAGGCGCACGGTTGATAGAACTTTTCGGAGGCCGCGATCGTTCCCACCTTCGGGAACTCGACCTCGCCAGAGCCCGGAGAGCTGCTCGCGTGAACTTCGGACGCCAGAAGGTGCCCGACACTGACCACTCGGGGCCAGACGCCGCAAACAATTTCCCCGCAACGCGGATACCTCGAGAAGCCGGAAAAGGTCTTCGAGTGGATCTCAATGCCTCCCCCGGACTCCGCTCCGTATGCAGGTTTTGAGCTGCCTTCCTTGACCTTCCGAACCTCGGCGTCAATGACTGCGAGGTTGTTGACGCCGCTTTGCTTCGAGCCCTTGAGGAATACGATGAACTCGGCCCACCTCTCGGGGTCTTGATAGGAGAACGGCTCGATCGTGCTCTGCTCGTATCCGAGAGAGGTCAACGCATAGAGGATGCCGCTCTTTGTTCCGCCCCATTCAGAGATGATCCCCTTCATGGATAGGCGGGCCCGATAGTTTTCAACGCTCTCGCCCTCAAGCCTCGGCATGTCCCGATCCTGCCCGTGTACCGGAAGCATGACCGGGCTCGCGGTCGCGACATTGAGCTCATCCCGAAGCCGGAAGGCGTCCTTCTTCATGCCGTCGAAAATGCGTCCGATGACTTTGAAGAAGATGAAGAACTGATTCGCCGCCCGCTTCCCTCGTTTCAGCGGGGCAAAGAGAAGGTCGAACATATACGCGCCGAAGGTGTCGAACCGTTTCATCCGATCACTCCCTTCTCACTGTCACAGAGACGGAGCCGAGAGTGATGACCTTGTCCTTCTCGAGCACCACGTCCTCGGCGGGGGTGATGATCTCCGCGTTCGTGGCGGCGCTGTAGTTGCTGCGGATTGCGAAGTTGATGTCGGAGCGCCGGAGCTCGTTGAACCTCCGGCCCTTTCGGACGGCGAGCAGCTCGGCAAGGATCGCGGAGATCCTGTTCTTGATGTCCTCGTCCTCCGACACGTCAGAGGTCGAGACCGTGACCTCGATGTCCTGGGAAACCGTTGTAGAAGACTTCACAAGAACATTATCGTATGGCCCGGCAATCTTGTCAACGGCATCCCGAACTTCGTCGAGAAGCCCTTCCGTCGCCTCTCCCGCCGTCCCTGTTACAATCACGTCGACCGTCCCTTGCCCTCTCGGGTGGTCACAGTCAGCTTGTGCAAATAGGACGCCCTGGACGGCCTCCGCTGCATTGATGAACGTGTCCTCGATAGACCGGGCCGCGAGCTCCGACCAGGATCGGAGTGCCCGCGTTCGGAGCCCCTCGTCGTCCTCGGTGTCGCTTCCTTCCCGGACGATCCAGTCCTCGCCGTTTGAGATGCCGTCGATCCCATTGAGGAACGTGAGGCTCCGGGTGATCTGTCCTTCCGGCACATTGTACCGAGAGCCCTCTTTCTCCGCTTCTACCAGGACATCCACCGACCGGCTCCCTTTTTGCAGAACCGCCGCCTCTATGGCAAAGAAGCGAAGCTCCTCCCCGTTGATGTCCTTTTGCGTCTTGAAGATGTGGCCCTTCTCGATCTTCACGGCCTCGCCCTGGTCGTTCGTCCTGGACAGGGTGACGAGGCCCTGCGCCTTCTGGGCCTTCTTGCGCTTCTTCCCGTAGTCCGCCGCCTTAATGTCGAGCCATGCGCCGGTGGAGTGTGTGAGGGTCATATTGTTCAGAATGGCCCGTAGTAACTCCGTGAACTCGATCTTAATGCGGAGGACTATCAAGAGCAGCGTATAGAAGACGCCGCCCGAATGGAAGTTCGTGATTGCGAAGCCTTCTTCTTTCAGCTCGGCGATCTTCTCCTCTTTGAGCGTTTCAAGCTCGGGAACCGGGAGAACTTCGTCGAGTATTGCTTTGTCGATCATGTTGTTATCACCTCCACGCCGACCGCACTAATGACGACATTGAGCTCCCGGGGCTCCTCCTCGTCCGCAAACTGGAAGGAGCAGCGGAGCCGGAAGGTGTCGTCCGAAAATCCGACGTCGATCTCTATGCTCTCGGGCACGATGACCTCCCGCTTTTGAAGGCCCAGCCGCGCCCGCTGCGCGATTTCAAGCCGCACAAGATCGTCGTCTTCGGATTGAATGAAGTCGTATAGCCCCCAGCCGAACGAAGCGTCATAAAAGAGATCCCCGGGCTGTGTGAGCGCTTCGAGGATGATGTTCTGATATAGACATTCAAGCCCCGAACAGAGGGGCGCGTCTCCGTCTGCCGCTTGCGTGAGGGCCCATTCATCATTGAGTCGGATGTCGGTGTCGTGTAATCCTGTCATAGCTGCACCTCCCCAATGATCGCCGGGCTGTCCCCGTATGCCATCGCAACGGCCACGAAGGCCCCGGCCTTATATTGTCCTTTGGATCTGACGCCAGGGAGAGGAGGGAAGCTCTCGTCCTCGTTCCCCCAGCGATCGACGACGGTGAGGGTGTATTCGTTCCAATGCGCCGTTATGTGGCCCTTGAAGCTGCTCCCGGTCTCGTCGTTATGAATGACAAGATCCTCGAGATCGAACGTCTCGCCGAGCTGCGTCGCCTTGCTGACGGTGGCGTAGACCACGGCGGGGCTCTTTGCGTGGGGGTACTCCTGCGCGATGATCTTCCTCGCGACCGCCCTCATCATCTGCTCAAGCATTTCCCGCCCCTCCTTTCTTAGAAATAAATCTTCGTGCGGATGAAGCCGTTCTCGCTGGTAGACGAGACGACCTTCGAGACCTCGAACTCTCCGCTCACTTTAGGGTGCTTCACACTGATTTTGTGGGAGTGTCGGACAAAGGGGGCCGAGACCGTCTCGAGCTCCCACGAGCCGCCGCTCCTGGTGAGGGCGATGATGTTGACGCCATACTCGAAGATGTAGGTCTTGTCCTGCTCCGGCTTCTCTCCCCAATAGAACACGCCCCCAGAGAAGAAAAACGGCTGTTTGATGTTCCATGCTGCATGTACGGCATTGATCGCCTCGATGACGTTCATCTGCCGAATGGGAAGCCGTTTCCGTTCCGGGTATCCCTTGGAGGAGAGCTTCATCTTCGAGAGCCCGGCCTTCCCGAGAAAGTAGGCGATCATCTCCTGCGGAGTTGTGTCGAGGAATGTGTTGTTGATCTGCGTCTCCTCGAGGAGAAGCATCTCGTCCTTGAGAGTCACTTCGTCGGTGAAGCCTCCTCCGTTGTACGGCTTGGAGACGTAGCCGGTGAAGACCTCCTCAAAGACATTGTTATACCCGAGCTCAATCGCTGCCGGGTCTTTCCGGGCGAGTGAGATCTTCGGTTGAAACTGCTCCGTGAAGCGGATCTTCGCCCAATCAAAATAAGAAGACTTCGAGGAGTAGACCTCGATCTCTACGCCCTTGTCGAAGGTGTAGGGGCCAGCGCGGGCCGCGATTTGAGGGTAGAATAATTCGAGCGTTTCCATCCTGTTCCTCCTCTCGGGTTAGTATGGCATCTGTGAGACCTTGTCGAGAGCTGCCGCCGTGCTTGCATCGTCGACGGCTGGGGACTTCCCTCGGCTCGTCTGCAAGTATTTTTGATAGTCAGAAGACAAGGTCGTTTGCTGCTGGGTTCCGCCGGAGCTCCCGCCAGAGGAGCCGCCGCCGGACGAAGATCCCGACGAGCTGCTCGTCGTCTGTATGGTCTGCGGGACGTACTCCCAGAACTCAAGGGAGACGGTGAGCTGCTCCTTCTTGTTCTCCATTTTGTGAGTGAGCCCCTTGAATAGAACCTTGTCGACGCCGTGCGCTGCCGTGTCTTCGCTGACAATAGAGAGCGGCTTCGGGACTGACTGGCCGGGCGTTCGGAAGATCGCCCGAAGCGTCTCGAGCCGCTGGTACTTCGTTTGCGTTGGTGTGTCGTCAAGAATGAGTTCGATATTGACCTTCGCGTCCTCGTAGCCCGTCGCCTGTTTGGGCTTTGTGGCGCTGCCCTCGACCTCTTGCTCGTCGATCTGGGCCGACTCCTTGACCTCGATACTCTTAACAAGGCCAGGGAGGACGACCCCGTTCACCTTGACGATCTGGTCTTCGGTGTAAATCATTGTCGTCTCTCCCTCCTTGTTATGCCGGTGCCGGTTCGGCGTCTTGATCGTCTGCGGGTTCCTCGCTGCCGTTGGCCTCGGCGTAGTCCTCGACCTCCTTGAGCATCGCGAGGAGCTGCTCGAGGTCTTTGATCTTCTTGAGGTCGACCGGGATGAGCAGCTTTTGAATGATGACTTGCTTGCCGGAGCTGCCCTCGCCGGAGCCTCCGCTCTCGGAGCCTTCCTTCTTGCCGCCTCCGCTTGTGAGGTCGACCTTCTGGACGGGCTCGCGTTCGAGCGTAGCCTTCGCGCCGTCGAGCCCCTTCTCGATTGCCTGGGCGGGTGCATCCTGCGCCAGCTCGAGGCCGTGGGCGTAGGTTGTCATCGTGCGTTGTCCCGAGAGGGTCAGCGTCGAGAGAGGGCCTTCTTTCGCGTCGGAGAAGGGGAGCATATTTCGGATGCGCTGCAAGCCGCCCTTTACCGCGTCGACCGCGCCCGTGAACGCCGATTTGATACCGTTCGCGAATGTGGTGACGACGCGCTTGCCCGACTCAAAGAACCACGTCACGGCTCCCGTGACCGTGTTCTTGATCGCGGTGATTCCATTCGAGAACGCCGTCTTGACGGCTGTGAACCGTTCGGACACGCCCGAGGCTATGTTCGTCACGAAGCCGACAAACTTGTCACGGATCGCCGAGAGCCGCCCGCCGGTGAGATTATCCAGGAAGGTAAAGCCCGCCGTATAGATGCCCTTGACGCCCTCGACCGCTGCCGCTGCTGCACCACGGATTCCCCCGCCGTGCGCCTCGTATGCGGATCGCATGTTGTCGAGGTTCTGGGAGACCGTCGCCTTCGCTGCGTTCATGACGGAGCCGATGACGTTGCCGATGCCGGAGAAGATCGCCGACGCGACCTCAAGAGCTGCGCCGAGCTTCTCCTTGAAAAAGTCGATGATTGCGTTGACCGCGTTTCGGAACCACTCGCACTTGTTGTAGAGCAGCACCAGGGCCGCGATGAGGGCCACGATGCCGATCACGATCCAGGTGACAGGGTTCGCCAGGAGTGCCGCTGTAAAGCTCCACACGCTCGATATGAGCGGCGTGAGCGCTCCCTTCGCTAATAGGAACCCGGCCTTGAGGAGCTTGAACCCGGAGATTACCTTCGTGATAATCAAGCCCACGCCGGAGACGACGGCGATGACCGTGCCCGCTATGGTGAGGAAGCCGCCGATCGCCAGGACGACGAGCATGATGACCCGGACGAGCTCCTGGTTCTCCTCGACCCACGAACCGACCTTCGTGAGCACCTGCTCGCCGGTCGACATGAGATCGTTGATTGTCGGGAGTAAGCTATTCCCGATCGACTCCTTCACGTTCTGGATGCGCTGCGTGAGCCGTTCAAACCGTTCGGGCTCCGTTTCGTTGATTGCGTTCGCCATCTCCGTGGCGACGCCGGTGCCGGAGCCGAGGGCGTCGTACATGGTGAGGATGTTCCCTTGCAGGTCTCCGCACTTGTTGTAGAGCAGGTCGATGAGGTCGACGGCCTCGTCCGTTCCGAAGGCTTCGGCGATCTCCTGCTTCTCCATCGCGTCGATGGTCTCGCCGTATTTGCCCCGGAGCTGGTCGAGGATCTCCGGCATACTCTTTAGTTGGTTGTTGGCGTCCAGGAACGACAAGCCCAGGGCGTCGCCGCCCTTCGCTGCCGCGCCCAGGAACGCCGCGTACTTCGTGCCCGCCTCCGAGCCGCTCATGGTGCCTTGCAGCATACCGAGGATGGTGAGCTGCTCCTCGAGGGGGACGTTCGCGTTTGTTGCCGACGCGCCCAGGCTCTCGATGCTCGAGGCCATTTCCGAGCCCGTCGTCTTGAACTGCTGCACCGACTTCGCGATACCCGCTGAGAACATCTCGCCGAACTCGATGTCGCTCATGTCGTCGTAGTAGTTCTTATAGATGCCGTAGCCCGTGGCAAACAATGACGTCATCTCGCCGACCGTCGACTTTGTGGCCTTTGCCGTTAGGCCCGCGAGACTGGTGTACTCCGCGATGCCCTCATCCGAGAGCGACGCAATGCCGCTCTTGATGTCGTAGGCCGCCGCGATGAAGTCGGCCTTTGTCGTTCCGGCCCATTGGTCGGAGAACTGCCGGGCGGCGTCTTCCACGACGCCGAGATCCTTCACGCCCAGGGATGCCAGCTCGCCGATCGCCCGCCTCGTCTCGAAGGTGGCTTCAACCGGGGACAGTACCGCCCCCGTGATCTGCGAACCGACTTCCTGCATAACAGCCCCCGTTTTTGCCATATTGCCGAGTGCTGCGTTTGCTTTTTGGAGCTTGGAGACAGTTCCGTTGACGCTTGATGTGACCCCGGACATGGGCCCGGTGAGGTTGTCGATCATGTTCATGATGAGGGACAACCGGAACACGGACTCTAAGCTCATACTTTGCCTTTCACCTCCTAACAGAACAGCGGAGGCGACCTTGTGCTCTTAAAAGAAGCGACCGGCGCCGCCCGGCTAATCTGACGCAAACACGTCCGAGATTGCCTGGGCGACGATCCTCTCCTCGAGTTCCTGGATATACCTCGCTTTCGCGACGTACCGAAGGAACTCGTCGAGGCCGATCTCCTCAATGTCGAAGTCCTCTAAAAGAGCCGGAGGGAGGAAGCGGTAGATTTCCAGGAGACCGGACTCCACCACGTTCCCCCTCACCTCCGAGAGCTGCTCTTTTAGAGCATCTTCAAATTTGTCTGTTTGGAGAGGCCCAGCATCCCGAGCAGCTTCTCGCCGATGGAGAGCGCCAGGGCCGGGAACTCCTCAAGGTTCGCCTCGAGAGACGCCCGGCTCTCCTCGACCACGTTGTCAAAGAGGAATACCTTGAGCGCCTTCGTCGCGCCCTGGGCGGTGGTCTTAACGTATCTGTCATAGCTCGCCGTGGAGGGACGCTTGAAGAAGAACTCGACATTCTTCTCAGTCTCGTCATCGACCTCGATCGTCGCGCCGACGCGGTAGACCTTGCCGTATTTCTCCTTGAGTTCATCCGCCTGGGGCTTTGCCGCAGTATCCTTTTTGATGTCTTCCATAGTTTCGTGTCCTCCTATTCTCGATTATCTTGAGATGAGATTTACTTCGTAGGCTCGACGCCGTCCTCTACGATGCCGCCGACAATCATGAGGTCGATGTCGACGGTGAGGGACTTGTCGCCCTGCGCCGCCTTGTGGCTGCGCTTGATCGGGACGACTTTCTTCAGCTCGTCGATGCGGGTGCGCTCGCCTTCGTTGGCGTAGGAGACGACCACGGAAGGAAGCTCGAGGCCGTAAAAGGGAACACCCTTCGCCTTGCAGTATGCAAGGACGTCGTCGTAGTCATCCCGGAGCATGGACATTTTGCCGGATGCCTTATAGTTTCCCTTGCCGTAGCCCCGGGGTCGGTTGCCCTTGCCGTAGCTTTCTTCCATGTCCTGCTCGTCGTCGTAGCTGATTTCCTGCACGACCAGGACGAGGCCCGGGATCTTGACGTCAACGTCGCCCCAGCTATAAGTCTGACCGTTTACTTTAAGGGACATAGTTCTTTATCCTCCTTCCCTTATTCGCTGGGCTGTGCCCTGCCGAGGTCGACCTCGACCTCGCGGATATAGCCCCGGGAGACGTAGCGGATCTTGACCCGCATAGTCTCATCCTCGAGGATGGTCTCCGCCTGTCCTTCCGGGACAGTGATCTCGGCGGAGCTGATCTCCTTCGCGTCGATCATCCGCTGCAAGGGGACGAACATGAACTTCGCCCGGGTCTCAAGCTCGCCCTGCACGTCCTCGAGGTCGATGTCGTCGTTCAGCAGGAGGAGCCCTTCCTTCCGGGTCTCCCGGATGATCTTGTTCTTGACGCGGACGTCCTCGGCGTAGCGGAAGTCGCTCCCGTCCGGGCTCATCATCTTCGTATGGTAGACATAGAAGTCGTCGAGCCCGTCGTATTCCCGGAATGTCAGATAGCCCGCGAGATCCAGGAGCTCGATGATGGAGTTGTCCATCTCGCTGGGGAGCAGTTCGAGGAGCTTCGTCTTCGGGATGCCGAAGCCCGCCTCCGCCCTGGTCTTGCCGATGGACTCCTGCACCGCTGCCTTTGCATAAAGGCCGCACACAAGGCCCGCGAGGTTGGTGATCTGGGTCGAGCCGTCCAGCTTCACCAGACGGCCCCAGGCGGTGACGACCTGGATGTCGTAGTTCTTGACCTTCTTCCGCTTGGCCTCCATCTCAAGGGCCCAATCGGTGAGATCACCGCCGCCCATCAAATCAGGTTCCTCGTCGCCGGATGTGGGATACTTGGCCTCAAACACGACGAACACAGGCTTGTGGTAGGTGTCCCGGAGCTCAATTTGCGCCTCGCTCACGGCCTGCCAGAGATCGAGATCACTCTCTCCGACGACATGGATGAACTCGTACTCCTCGGCGAACTTCTGGAGCTTCGTGAACGCTGCCAAAACGTCGCCGTTCGTCATGGTGGGCGCGGTAGTGGTGAAGCTGTAGGAGTCGTTCACGAGGAACGAGCTCGGCTTCTGGTCTTCTTCCGTTGCCTCGGTGAACTTGAGCTTGAGGCCGGTTCCGGTGATCTCATACGTTCCATTGACAGGCACGGTGATCTCGTCCGTGAAGGTATTTCCTCCGTCGATAGAGTACACAAAGGCGGCGGTGTTGAGCTGCCCTTGCGCCGTAAACTTGACCACCACGGAGAAGGCGTTCGTCGGAGATCCATCAACAGTGATAGAGCCGCTGCCATCGCCACTCTTAGAAACATTTCCCAGCTTGCCCGCCGTGGTGGCAGAGACCGGGAGACAGTAGATCCGGGACGCGCCGAACTGTACGGAGTCCATGACAGCGTCGGCCAGAGGGGACAGGCCGAGGCGATCCTTGATTTTGGTCGCATCCATGTCTCCGGTGATGATGATCGGGGTATCCGACACAACGGGAGAGACGCCAATCTTGAGGCTCCTTCCGTCTCCCGTCGCGGTAGCGAAGCCGAGAAGGCCGTCCGTTACGGTATGCTTAACATCTCGAAGCATTACTTCTTGACCTCCTTCTTCTCGGAGCCGCCCCTCATGGGGGCGTTCTCAAATTTCTTGACCGCCTCGAGGAACTCCTCCTCGGTGACGGCCTTGCCGGGCTTCCAGCCCTGGGCGCTGCATACGCCCGCGAACATAGCTCGCCCGACTCTGTGCTTACTGCGAAGGTCTCCAACGTCATAGATCGCCGGGGCCTTCTTATCCTGTTCCCCCGTTGTGGCGGGGGACGATGCCGCTTTAGTTGCCATCTTCAATCTCCTTTCCATCGTTCTTTGCTATGGACTCGACCTCGATGTCCTTGACCTTTGCGAAGTTCGTGTCCCTATAAAGTCCGCCATCAAACCGTATTCTAATTTGAACGGCGACTTGTGCTTTGAGAATAGAGTCGTCTTTATCGACCCAATCAGCCCCCTCAACCTCGATCGGGACATAATCGCCGTTGACATATATGCCCCGGTCGAGACTTGAGAGGAATACCCCGAACATACTCTCGACGGCCTCGTCGGTGTAGTCTCCGATTATCACAGTGAAGGTGAGAGCCCGGTCAAAGACCTTCCTCCTCTTTTTCTGCGCTCCCTCTTGGTCTCTATATCGTGTTTTGGAGCCGTTTCGGAGAAGGGTTTCCGACTCGAACAGCACCGCGCCGATGTGACTCTCCTGACTCTTTTCGAGACCCTTTTGAGTTGTGTACGGTTTAGACTTTAGGCCCGCCGCCTTGAGCTTTTCGAGGAGGTATTCCTTGCTTTGCTTATAGAGCATTTAGTCATTCCTCCCGATGAACTCCTCGGTCGTCGCCTTGATCTCCTGCATGTCCTCGTCCGATAGGCCGAGAAACGGGCGGGCGGGGATGTTGACTTTGACCTGTTTCTTGCTGACCCACTGGCCGCCCATCTGGAAGCGGAGGTTCTTCGCCTTCCGGGCCCGGATGGTGCGCCCCTGGTCTCCGAACTGGTGTGTCGCCGCGTGCTTTGCGTTCGTGCCGACCGCGAACCCCGAAGCGTCCGCCGTTACCTGGATAGAGTTGCGGAGCTGCGAGGAGTCGATGAGGGTCTTACCCCCGGTGGTCGCCGCCCGGATGGAGGTCTTCCACCTCCTGCCGTCCGGCGCTCGCCCCTCCTTGAAACGCTCAAGGGTGGACTCTCGGACGCCTTCACCGAGGGCCATGTTGAGGCTCCTCCGGTCTATTTCCGAATATCGCCGCATTTTTCGGAGGAGTGCGGCGGTCTCTCCTTCAAGGCGGATACTATACACGAACTACATCCCCCTCATCTTCGCCCGCGTGAATAGGCGGGGGTTGGACTTCGCTGAAAACCCGGTAGCCGCCGCGCTCGCCGGGTCTTCGGTCTCGGTGCCGATCGAGACCTTGCCCTCCGCGACAAGGGTGAGGAACTTGATCGCCGCGTTGTATCGGTTGAGATAGGTCTTTTGGTCGGTGCTCTCGTCGATACCGATACGGGAAAACAGGTTATAGACTGCGATGTCCTTCGAGAACTTGTTCAGAACCCGAGGGGCCGGGGAGATCGGGACGGTGTACCTCTTGGCGAGATAACCGTCAATCTCCGCGTCGGCGTCCTCGATCGCCGCTTCGATGAGCGGCGTGACGAGCTCCTCACGCTCGGCGGGGTCTTCGATGAAGGTGTCGCCGATGATCGCGTTGAGGGCGTCATCCTTGAGCATCTCCCGGACTTCTTCCTTTGTGCTATAGCTCACGACGTCCCCTCCTTGCTCTTATTGCCCCGGGTTTACTCGGCGGTTCCGTCGCCGCCGTATGCCATCTGCCAGAAGCCGAAGCCCGCGTTGCCTCGATAGTCCGCGCCGTAGAGGAAGGTCTTCCGCATAAAGACGTTGTCGTCGGTCTCGGCGGTCTTGGAGACGAACTTCGGCTTCTTGCGCTGCTGCCAAATAAGGGGCCGGATGGGCCGGGAAGCGCACAGCAGATACCACGCGGAGTCATGTCCGGCGAGCTGGGGGACGACGAGGGGCTTCGCGGTGCCCTGCATGGTGTTCTTGGTGCCGTTGATGTAGTCGGCGACCAGGATGTCCCGAGCGGCAGTTTCCAGAGCAGGAGGAACGACGAGCAAGTTCGGGACGAGACTCAGCGCCCGGCCCTTGGAGTTGGTCAGGCTCATCATGGAAGCGCGGGCCGCGACGTAGGACTCCATAGAGAGCTTGGCTGTGGTCTTGTTGGAGACGGTCTTTTTGCCGACCTTGTGGGCGTCGGAGAAAAAGGGCTGTCCGTCGTAGCACTTTTCCGAGAAGCCACCCGCCAGCAAGGCGAAGATGAGCTCGTCAGGGTGAGCTGCTGCGGACTGGCCGAGCATCTGGATGGAAGGGTTATAGAGGCCGATCTTGTCATCCTCGATTGCGTTGCGGTCGACGCCGACGGTGAGCTCGAAGTCCTTGTTCTTGATGGTGTAGTCGCTCGCGCTGAGGTTCTGGATCTCGCGGTCGCCGATCCACTCCCTCATGCCCGGGATGTCGCCGAGCCAGGCGTAAGTTTCCGAGTCCGTAGTGGACGGAGTAACGGTCGCGACCTCGGTGTAGAGCGGGGCCACTTCTTCAAGCGCCTTGTTAAACAAGGTATTGAAGCCGACGTAAATCCCTCTAAGGGACTGCTGATTGACAATCATGTTCTATTTCCTCCTTGTCAGTGTGAATTAAGCGCCGGGCGCGGCTGGGGTGTAGCCGAAGCCCATCTCAACGGCGACGCCTTCGTCGTCGACGCGAATGACGAGACCGGCGACCGAGGCGCTCGTCGCGGTCTTCGTGACGGTCTGGTCGTCCTCGATGTAGCACGGGCCCAGGACTTCGGCGGCGGCGATCTTGCCGCTGGTGGAGTTCTCAAAGATGAAGACGCCGCGAGCGACGCGGATGACGGCCTCGCCGTCGCCTCCCTTGTTCTCCACGGTCTCCTCGGCCCGGCCCGCTGCCTTGAGGCCGGTTGCCTTCTTGCCGGGGATCGCGTAGCCGTTGGCGTCGATTGCTACGATGGAACCCTGATAGATGGTTGTTTTGCCCTTGACCGGCAAAGCCAGATACTTCCCGCCGAGCTCGGACGTGTCTCTCACGTTGGTCAATGCTGCCATAGTCTTATTCCTCCTTCATGCCGTATTTCTGGACATCTTCGGCGCTGACGCCGAGCTGCTTACAGACGAGCATCGTCGCCTCGTCGGGTTTGTCGCCCTTGAGGGCCAGCGCGTCGCCCCCGGCGATCTCAGACATGGGAACGACCTGGGGTGCTTTCTCGAGGAACGCCTTGAAGCCGTCCGGGCTCTTGAGGGCGTATTCCTTGGCCCATTCTCTCTGTGCAGGGGTGATCTTCCCGCTCTTGAGGGCCAGTTCCACGGCCTCCTCGGCGTCGCGGTCAGCGAGCTTCTCCTCAAGGGCCTTGACGCGGCCATCGACGCCGCCCTTGAGTGCCATGATAGAGGCGGCTGCGTCAGCGGTGGAAGCCCCGACTTTGAGGCCCAGGAGCTCACAGATGGACTTATTCGCGATGATGTCGTCGTCCTGCCCCTCGGGTTTCTTGCCGGGAGCTTTGCCGCCCTCTGTTGCCTCCTTGAGCGCCTTGTTCTCCTCGACACAAGCCGAGAGCGCCGTGAGGATCTGCTCCTCGTCCGCGTCTTCGCCCAGGCCGAGCGCTGCCGCGAGCTTCTTGATGAGTTCGTTCATGGTGGTTTCTCCTCCTTGAAATGTAGATGAATTGACAATCGGGGTCATGCCCGCGATTGCTGGGGTGTTGGTAAGGGCGAGGGAGTGGAGGCCCATCGCCTTGTTGTCCGTCTTGCGGACGGTGATGACCGGGGAGAGGTAGCGGTATTCCTTGTTCTCAAGGTACTGCTTCGCGGGAATTGTCCACTCGACCCGGGCCTTGATGTGCCCGTCTTCGGCGAACAGTTCCTTGACCCACCCGGCGGCGGGGGCTCGTTCTCCCGTGAGCGTCTGGTGCTCGTAGTCGACAACGAGATCGACGCCTCGCTGTGCGATCTGTTCTTTCATCGCCTTGAGGCTTTCCTCATCGACGTCGAACTCGCCCTTCTGGCTCACGACATGACCGTAGGGCAGGACGGAGATGATCTCCGGTGCTCCTCCGACATCCACTTCGCCCCCTTTGAGGGTGAGAAAGTCGTTCATTTTCTGGTGTCTCCTTTGGTGTGGTGCTCGTAATCGTCTATAACGCCGTTATCTCGCGTTATAACGGTGCCTTCCTGGTAGGCCCCGGGAATTTCACCCCCGCCCAGTTCAGCCCTTTCTGGGGCCTCTGTGGGCCTATAAAGTGGGGTTCTCTTTTTCCCGCTCCTGGTATGCCTTCACGAGTGTCTCGGGGTAGTCTTTGAGATCCGGCGCGAAGCGTACCTTTGCAGGGTTGGTGGAGAAGTGCGGGTCGGGCATGACCCCGCCCGGTGCCGATTGCTCCACCTTGAGCCCCCGGGCCTCGACCTGCCGCTTCGATAGGGTCTTGACGGTGCAGCGGCACCGGAACCCGTTCGGGGGAAACCAGGAGTCCCACACGGCGCTGTCCGCTGGGAATACCTTCCCGTCCATCGTGAGGTGACTTGGGCGGGTGTGGGCATCGTTCACGGCGTCGTACTGCCAATAGGGGCGGAGCTTCATGACGCCCGGGTCTGTCATTTGCTCATAGTGGCCCACGTTGTAGGCCGTTTGGGTATTGGTGCGGAAGATGAGGTCGGCTTGCAGCGGATCGAGTCCCTCATATCCTTCGGAGGTGAGGAACTCGTTCATCCGGGAGCGGAACTCCGAGAGGGTGTTCCCGTCTTCCAGGGCTGCGAGGATCTCATCATAGAACCGTTTGAGGATCTGGGCTTTCGTGTAGCCGCCGACGGTGAAGGCAAGCCCCCGGTATTTCTCCGCGATACGGTAGAATACGGAGGCGGACACGGGGACGCGCTCCTTGAAATACTTGACGGCCTCCTCGAAGGTCATGTCCTTCCGGTTGAATACGGCCTCAATCTCGTCCATCTTCGAGCGACCTCCCCTCAAGGTCTGCATAGAGCATGACCTTTTGAAGCAGCTCCTCCACGTCGGAGATGTCCATCTCGCCGAACAGGGCGGCGACGGTCTTCTCGTCTTCCATCATGTCGCGGAGCTCCTCGAGGCTCTCGGCTTTCTCAATAATCTTGAGAACAGGGCCGAACGCCTTCTTGAACGCTCCGGCGCTTTTTTTGGTGGCTGCTGCTGCAAGTTGGTCGATGCGTTCCTGCGTCCCGTGGCCCGCTGCGCCCCCGGCCTTGAGCGCGATCGGCGTCTCTGGCGCGGTTGCTTTGAAGGAGAAGGGGCCAATCCCTGCGCCCTGTGTCTGGGTTGCTGGTGTGGCGATCTCCTCGTCCCCCTCCGGTTTCGGGATAGAGAACTTCTTGTAGATGTAGGAGGTCGGAACCTTGAGACCGGCCTCCCGGATGAGCGTCCCGATCACGGTCGCCGTCTGGGTGAGGTCTTCCGACTCCTCGGCGTCGAACCGTAGGTATGGGATGCGCTTGTCCTCCCCGAAGTTGTAGAGCACCAGAGGGCGGATGAGGTCGCGCCGGAGCGTGGCCGCGAGGGCCTTGCAGTCTGCGACGGTGAGGTCGTGTCGGACGTCGTTGTGAGTCTTGCTTTGTGCGTAGCTGCCGCCCCCGGAGTCCGAGGTCAAAGTCTGGCCGAGGATCGCCTTCGAGACCTGCTCGTCACAATAACGGGCGAGCCGTTCATAGAGATCGGTCGAGCTGGTCTTCTCAGTGTTCACGAAGTCGATCGTCGTACCATCCGGGAATATACCTGCCGCGTCGGCTCCGATAGCGACGAGCGCTTGCATGAGCGCCCTCTTGTCCTCCTCGCTTGCGCCCGGCTGATACTTGCCCAACCGGAGCGGCATCCCGAATACTTCGCAGAACGCGACCCAATCCTTGAGAGTGTAGTTCTTGAATAGGTACATCCAGGAGACCACGCGGAGGACGCCAGCTCGTGAGGGGTGGCCGCTGCGAGCTTTGTATTTGTGAACGATGAACTTATTCTCTGGAAGGAGGATGCCCTCCGGGGCCTCCTGGGTTCTCACCTTGAAGGAGTCGTCAACGGTGTCCCAGAAGAACCGCTTTTGATGCCGCGAGCGAATGTCCCCGACAACAACATGCCCTTCGTCATAGCTCCACATGATTTCAGAGACCGCGAAGCCCTTGCCGATTGCGTCCAGGAGGTCGAGCATGACATCCTCAAACCCCTCGATCCCGCCGATCTGTGCTTCTACGAACTCGGCGATCTCCTTGTCTCTCGGGTCGTCCGAGTCGAACGGGATGACCTCGTAGTCGAGGCCCGTGACCGCGTTCTTTCTCGTTTGGAGCTGGGAAAAGAGGTGCGGGTCTTTCTCCTCCATCTCCTCAAAAAGCTCGGCTTGCCGGAGTACATCTCCCGCGTCGGCTTCTTTGAAGATCTCTGCCAGACGGACGGGGGTGAGCCCGTCCGAGGGGTACTCGCTGTACTTGTCCGTTACCTGAGAGACTGCGACCTCTCGTGTCTCAGGGCGGTGTCGGAATAAACCCCGAAGGCTCCACCGCTTTCCCTGACCGTTCACTCAACCACCCCCTCAATGCGTCGCCGCGCTTTTTCATAATACTCATCGTCAAGCTCTACGCCGATGAACCGCCGCCCCGACTTCTTTGCAGCAACGAGAGTAGATCCGCTTCCGGCAAACGGGTCAAGGATGAGGTCACCCGGCTTGGTGACTGCCGTGATAAGGTTTGCAATTAGCCCCACTGGCTTCTCTGTCGGATGGATCATCTGGGCGCTGCCGAGCTTGCTGAAAGTGACGAGGTCTTTCGGCCTGCTCCCGGGGAAGCTGTACTTTCCCTTAATCGCAAAGACGATGTTCTCATGCGACGGGGCAAAGGCTGCTTTCGTGTCTCCCATGCCGTGGTAGACCTTATCCCAAATGACCTCGCTTTTGACCTGGAAGCCGGCCAGTTTGATTGCGTCGATAAAGGTCTGCTCTACATCCCAGCGCGTGAAGCATAGGAGTGTACCTCCCGGCTTGAGTACGCGGAAAGCATCATAGAGAAACCAAATGAATGGGGCCTTATCGTTCTTAATTCTCGCCCCTGTCTGTGAGACGTAGTTGATGCCATAGGGCGGATCGGTGATAATTGCATCTATCCTCTCGTCTGGCATCTGTCGAAGCACAGTGAGGCTGTCGCCGCGAATGATCGTATTCTCTTGAATGGATGTATTGATAATGCCTCACCTCCTATTAGTAGGCCCCGTGCCGGAACTTGATCGCACGGCCTAAAACTGATTTGTAATCTGGTCGACGCCCGACCTTGACCGAGAGGGCCAGAGCGACGGCCATTTGCAAGGCGTCCGGGGCGTCGTCATTCTTTCCCATTGGGTACTTGAGCATCTGGTCGAGGAGCGCCTTGTGCCGCTTCGAGAACTTGAGGTAGCCGTTCTTGACGAAGGGCTGCAAGGACTGGATGCGGGCGTCCTTGTTCTGGACGCTGTTGATCTCCTCGATAGGAAGGTACTCGCCGATCTCGGCGGACTTCTGCCGCATGATCTCGGCAAAATAATATTGGAACTGAACCGTCTCGACGCCGAACTTGTAGAGGGGCTTCTTGTATTCGCGCTTGAGCCGCCGAGATGCCTCGATTGCATCCTCAATAATTTTGTCCGGCTTCCGTTTGGCGATGTCAGCGATGACGACGTACATGTAGCCCGTGGAGGTGTCCTTCGCTATGCCGATAATCGCCGAGGTGTCGCTCTTTCGGTTCTTCCCGAGGGAGGGGTCATTCGCCGCCACAAAGAGGAACTTCGGGTCGGAGAAGTCCGGGGGGAGCTGCCCGTCGTCGTAGAAGTCGAACCATTCCTCGGCGAACGCGCAATTCTCCGGGTCTATGGGTTCGTTCTGGATCTCCGATGAGAAGCTCGCCTCGCCCTCGGATACCCTCATAACCATAAGGGCATAGTAGGGGAGCTTTTCTTCCCAGAGGACGGCGGTGCCTTCCAGCATTTCGGCCTCGTTGGCCTTGAAGAAGTCCTCGGCGTCCTCCTTGTGCTTCGGGTTTTCGAGGTCGGTGAAGATCCGCTCCCAGGCGTCCCACAAGGCCGTGTTCGTTGCGAACGAGATGACGCCCTTGTAGCGGACAGCCTCATACTCGGGGTTCTTGGCGACGTTGGCGAGGAGGGCGTCATAGTGGAGCAGCGTCCCGATGTAGACGATGTCCGTGTAGGTGTCGCCCGCCTTCGAGACCGCCTTGTAGAACCAATCCCGGAGTTTCTTCCGCTGCTCCGGTGTGTTGACGTTCTCGTCGTTCTCGAGATCGTCGCAAAGAATGAGGTCGGGTCTCCATTGTTTGTGCCGCCTGCCTCGGATCTTCTTCCCTGCGCCCAGGGCCTCGATCTTCACCCCGTTCGATAGGAGGATGACCGACGCCTTCCAGACACGCCCCTCAAGCTCTCCGAAGTCTTCACGAAGCGCCGCGTTCTCCTCGAGCTCAGTCTTGATGTCAGAGAGGAAGCCCTCCGCCTGTTCTGAGCTGTCCGAGAGGATGATCTCGTAGTGCTTGTAGGCGTACACCGCCGAGTGAATGGAGTCCTTGAAGGTGAAGTTCGTCGACTTGGCATGTCCACGCGGGGCCTCGACTGCCCTCCGGCATCCATTGGCCCGGCTGATTTGCTTCGCGTCTGTGCTGGGGTTCATCCCCTTCATAACGCCCTCCCGGAAGATCCGGTCGAGCTCCTCGTGGAAGGGGGGCGAGGGCCTGATGAAGTAGTGCGGGAGATAGGCCCGGCCAAAATACCCCAGGTCAAACGCCCCGAGCTTCCGACGTAGACCCTGGGGGCCTGTGAGATCGGCCCCATCCTGGTACTCCTTGAGGAGCTGCGCCCGGAGCTCGGGGAAGTTGTCTCCCTTCTGGACGTACTGCTCAAACAGTTCCTTTTGATACTCGCGGCTCGCAACGGCCTCCCGGTCTTCCGGCTCCTCGAGTCTCTCGAGGTAGTCCTTGAGGTCAATCTTCGCCATCGTCGAGCACCTTCTCCCTCGCCCTCGAGAGGACGTCGTGCAGCTCCCCAGCGAGTTCCGGGTGCTGCTTGATCGCCGCCATGAGCTCGGCCTCAAGCTGGTCGAAGGCAAGCTCGGCTTTCTTCTTCATGTCCTGCCGGACGCGCTTCTCATAGGTTGCGTTCCGGGCGAGGCTCGCGATGAGACGCCCTGCCTTGTCAAGAGGCATCTCGGCGAAGTCATCCTCCGCCGTGCTGACTCGCTGCATGAGGCCGTCCATGAGAACCATCGAAGCGGCCTTCGTGTAGTCGAGGTCGGGGTGGGCCTCGACGGCCTGGGCGATTGCTTGCGTCCGCTGCAAGGTCTCGGCGACCCGCTGCGCCGCCTGGGTGCTACGGATCGCATAGCGCCCAATCGCCGACTTGCTGATCTCGTACCCTTCCGCCTTGAGCCATACGGAGAGGTCTTCGTAGGTGTTGGCCGTGTCCGCGAGCCGGACGTCGAGCTCCGTTTTGATGTCGTCCGGGAGCTTGTCGATCGTCGAGCTGATCCGCGTCCTCCGGCGTTCGCCCTTAGACATCTACGCCGGGGTCGTCCCTCGTGCCTTCCACGAGGTCGACGCCCGCCTTCGTGAGCTGGATGACGGCGTCGCGGCGGTATGCGTTGTAGGCCGTCGCCCTCTTGTCCGTGAACTCGATGTAGCCGCCGTCCTCCAAATAGGAGAGCTGCTTCGAGATGTCCGGGACGGTGATGAGGTTGTCGGCGAGAAGTGCGTTCGTCACCTGCCGCACGAGCAGCGAGTTCTGATTGCCTTTTGCCAGGGCCCGGACGATGTAGCCCCGGATCGCCTTGTTCTGCCGGATCTCCTGCTCCGTCATGTCATCAAAAAAAGCCATGATCTTTTATCCCTCCTTTGTCGGGCTCCTGTATAGGAGCTTGTCGAGTTTGTGGTCGATATTGTTCGAGACCCGGATGAAGTCTTCTCGGGTCGTATAGATGAGGGGGAGGTCGGCTTTGAGCTCCCCGAGCTCTGTCCGCACGGCTGCGATCTCGTCAGCGTTCTTCTTGTCTGCCGCTTCGAGCTTCGTGACTGCTGACTTTATCTCGCCGATTGCGTTCTTCACTCCCCACGCGGCGACTCCGATGATCGCCGTGATGACCGTCTGAAAGACGAACATCGCAATCGTTGCTCCGTCCATGTGTCCCCCTCCTTACCGCTGGGAGACACCGACCTCCGCGTCCTCGATGGTGACGCTGTCAAGCAGCTCCCCGGACAGGGTGAGATAAGGGTCTTCGTTCTTGATGCGAAGGACTGCGTCCTCGATGACAGCGGTGAGATACTTGTCGAAGCTGCCCAGGTTCTCGGTGATGACCTGCTGCGCCTCGGGAGCGATCGCCGCCTTCACCTCGTCAAAGACCTGCTTCCCCAGGGCGAGCAGCTCCTCCCGGCTTGCCTTGCCGCTCTTAACTGCGTCGCGGAGTGCCTTCGCCGTGGTCTGCTCCATCGCTCCAACGGAGACTGTCGCAAGGTTGACCACGTCGTCAAGGGCGTCCACGAGCACCTTTCGGCCCGCCTCGTCCTTGATCTGCGCCGTCTGCTCCTTGAGCTTGGCTGCGCCCAGGCGGATGTAATACACCGCGTAGGCCCCGGCCAGGGCGATGACTGCGAGGACGACGTTGACGAGGACGTCGCTCGCTGCGCTTTGGATGAGTTCCATGTTCATGTGTGTCTGCCTCCTTTTGGACAAAAAATAAGAGTACAAGCTATAGCTTGTACTCTTATCTTAAATCCCGTCCCCGGAAACTTATATACGAAGCACTTCTAAGAGCTGCCTCTTAGAGAGTCGTCGCCCTCCTGCCCCGGATCGTCTTTGAAATAGTCGAAGATGTCGAGCTGTCCCTCTGCCTGTCCGGGGCCGCAAATGCGCCGAACCCATCGCTCTGTGACGCCATACTTCCGGGCGAGCTCCGGGTGATTGTAGCCGTTGAACTCCTCTTTGATGCGGACGTCGCGGACGGGCCGGGTGACGCTCTCGGGCTTCGGGATGTAAACCGTTGTCCCCCCGACGACCTCGGCGAGCCTGTAGAAGTTATCCGTCCCGATCGCCTCAGCAATCATGCGATAGAGCCCTTCGGGGAGCATTTCCAGCGTCAAGCCCTCGGCAAGTTTATCCATGTCCTGCGCCCTCCTTTCTGGTTACATTCTGCCGATAATCGCCAGAATTTCCCCGACCTTGATCGGCTGGTCGAAGCGAGCTTTCCACACGTCGGGGGAGTTGATGATCCCGCGTTGCACCAGGATCTCGAAGCCCTCCTTTTGCCATGCGGGTGTTCCCTCCGGGTAGCCGTCGTTCTCGGGTTCTGCGGGTTGCTGCGGGGTTTCCTGGGCCATGATCTGGCCGAGCAGCTTCACGATATTCGTGCCGTATCCCGCGCCGGGCACCGCCCACCCGCGCCCCTGGGGATTGTCCGCCGCGCCCAGCCATTCCACATAGGGCGCGACGCCACGGGCGACCAGGGAGAAGCGGGGGTCGACGCACTCGTTCACCAGGGCCTCGGTGGAGGCATACGCCTTGAGGTGCTGGATCTGTGCCCGGACGCCGGTGCGCGGATCGGGGAAGCTCGCCGCCTGTCCCGTGGCGTTCCCGTTGAGGGCTCCGATCCCGGCATAGTTATTTTGAGACGGAAGGACGATCCCGCCGAACTTAAAATACCCGGTTTCATGGAGACTCTGCGCGAAGGCCACGTCGCCCCGGACGCCTTCGGCCTTGCCCTCCTCAATAAACATCTCTGCGAGCTGTTCAAGAGAGCAGCTTGTGAGCTGCGGGGCCGGGTTCTTGCTCCGGCAAAATAGCGCCATCTGCTGGGCCGTGGCCTTTGCTTCGCCCATGATTGCCGTTTTCTCGGCGGTGGAGCTCTCCATCCCGAAGAACTCCGCCAGGATGTCGGCCTCGGCGACAGCCAGCTTGTCCAGGTTGGCGTCCTTGGAGAGCCACTTTGTCGCCTTTGTATTCGTGTGGAAGCTGTGCTCGATGAGCATGTAGTAGGGTGTCCCCACCGCCCGAGCGCCACGGAGGACGCCGTAGTATTCGCCGCCGGAGCTGTTCTTCCGGGTGGCCGTCCGCCCGGCCTGGGTGGTTCCCATAAGCTCGCCGACCTTCTTCGCCAGCTTGAGGGCCAGGGTGTCGACGTTGTTCTTGTTGTCGTAGGCCCGGTAGACGACGGGGTAGTCGACGCTCTCCGTGCCGCAAGCGTTGGAGTGGAGAGAGATGAATACGTCGCACTCCTTCGAGGCGGTTCCGCGCTCGTAGACGCCGAGGTCGGTGTCAATGTTTGCCCGTGTGGTGATGACCTGGAAGCCCCGGGCCTCGAGCTGGGCCTTGAGTTTGAGATGCAGCGACCAAACCATCGCACTCTCGTAGTAGGTCTTCACGACGGGGCTCTGGTTGTACTTGCTGCCAACGTGCCCGGCGTCGAGACAGATCTTCTTACTCATGATCTTCACCCTCCTCCTCGTCGGCGTGGAAGATGGGCTCCCCGTCCGCTTCGTTGATCTCCGGCTCCTGGGCCGGTCTGGGGTTGATGTTGTCGTTCATGTTGTGATGCTTACCTCCTTATAGTTTCCAAACAGGGAGGAAGACCTCGTCGGCCAGCTCCCCGATCGTGTATTGGTTTCGCCCCTCGGCTTCCAGCTTGCGGAGGAACTTGTCATACTCGACCGCCAGCTTGAGGGCCTTGTAGACGCCCACCTGCTCCGGCGTGACTGCCGGAAGTTCCGGGCCCACCATGAACTCCACCGCCCGGAGGAGGGAGACCTCCGCCCGGATGGGGTTGCTCTTGAGGAACCCCTCCCACTCCGCCCAGGTTTCCCGGGCGAACTTCTTCCGGTTGAGGCGCGGCTTGTCCGGCGGGAGGACTCCTCCCGCTTGGAGCTCCTTCTTCATCTTCGCCCTCTCGGCCTTCTCACGCTGCGTGAGGCGCTTCTTCTTCGTTGGCATACCGTCCCCCCTTTAACACGCAAGCGGCCCGCCTGGGGGCTGCTGCGCGGCCTTCTGCTGCTCTATGAGGGCCCGCGTGAACTCCGCTGTCTCCACCTGCTGCCGGAGATGCACGGCGGAGGCGAGCGCCTGGGCCGTCGAGGTGAGTTCGGAGGCCGTGAGCTTGAGCAGCTCCTCGCGGTCTTCCTTGCTGGTGCGCTCTCCCAGGAAGCGCCGGGCCCGGACGATCTCGTTCACAGCCAGGGCGGCGGCGAGTCTCTCGACAAGCCCCATCGCCCCAGCTTTCCGTCCGCTCACGCTTCCACCTCCGACTCGAGCGGGCCGTAGCCCAGCCGCTCCCGGTAGATATTCGCCGCCCGGATGACCTGGGCGACGGCTGCGTCGCTCGCCAGTCGGTCGCCCAGGCTTCGCCGCTGCTCCGGCGTCGCGCCATTTTCCCGGATGACCTCCGACACCTCCGCCACGTCCTGGGGCGAGATCTCCGTCAGACGGCGGGCTACTCCGGGCGGGAGCCGCTGATAGTGCAACCGGAGGAAGATGATCCCGGTCTCCACCACCATGTCCAGCTCCGTGTCCCGGATGCTCTTTTGCATCCGGCAAATACCTTCCAGCGCGGCCAGGACATCAAGCTCCCGCTGGTTCTCGCTATCCATCCCGCCCGGCCTCCTTCCGCTGCTCTCTGGCAAGGATCGCCTTGAGGCCCTCGATGACCTTCTCACACTGGGCCGTGTTCAGCCACTCGAGCCGGTCGATGCCGGTCATCCGCTTCACGAAGCCCTCGATCCGGCGCTTGTCGTTGTTCCAGCCCAGGGCCTCAGTGAGCGCGTAGATCTTCCGGCGCTGCCGTTCGGTGGTGGGGTTGCCGCCCTCGTCCGTCCGTTTGCTGCCGGTGCTCCGGGCGGCGCTGTCCTTCATGTTTTGCAGGACGCGGGCGATATTGGTGATCTCGCCCTGCGTCAGCTTCTTCATGCTCTCCTTGCCGGTCTCCCGGTATACGACCCCGTGAAGGTCTTCGTCCGAGAGCCCCAGCTCCGGCGACTTCGCGATTGCCCATAGTGTACGGATGGAGGGGGGCTTCCTTCCGCTGCGTGTTGCTGCCATGATTTACACCTCGTTTCCCGCCTCTTACATGCCGCTCTTGACCTGTTCCAGCTTCGCGAAGTCCAGCTCGTAGCCGAAGACGTCTTGCTGCTTCCAGGTAGCGCCGACCGCGTTGACAGTATCCTCGCCGTACTTCTTGAGGGCCTCCTTCGAGACGTCCTCCTTGACAACGATGCAGTCCATCATCTGCCGGTTCTTGAGGCGGCGGATGATCTCCTCGAGCTTCTCCTTTGCCCTGGGGAGGGACACGGAGGTCGAGAGCCGGAAGCCGACCTCGCCGAAGGTGAGGATCTTCGATTTTGCCTTCCCCATGTCCGCCCGGTGTTCGGTGACAAAGTCCTTGAGCTCGCGCTCGAGCTTGGCGATCCTGTCCTTGTGGGGCTTGCTCTGTTCCTCTGCGGCCTTCTTGGCCCCGAGGATCTGTTTGTTCATCTCACCCTCAATGTCCTGGACGGCGAGCTGTGCTTCTGCGATCTGACGGAGGGCGTCGTTTGCGTCCTCCCAGGTCTTGACCCCGGAGGGTTCGACCACTCTTTTTCTTGCCATGTGTAGACTCCTTCCTTTCTGTGCTTGTTGGTATGTGCCCGGGGAGCTGCCTCCCCGCTGCGGCTTGCTTCGGTGGCCTCCTCCGGCTCCTCGCCATCGTATAGGATGTAGGTCTTGGAGAGGAGCATATAGAGGCCGAGCGGCCCGGTGAGGAGGGCGGCGGTCGCATCGCTGTCCTCCGGCGTCTTCCCGTCCCGGGCCATGACCAGGATGACGGCGGTGACCGCCAACATAACGAGACCCATGTGACGCTGCTTTCTCATTTTCATTGTCCCGCCCCCTTCCATGTTAGAGCATCATAAGGCTCGAGGCTTGCTCGATGATCTTGACGGTGATGACTCTCTCGCCGCGCTCCTCAAGGATGCGGGAGACGTTGGAGAGGGTGCGGTCGAGAAGCCGGAAGCATCCGGTCTGCATGTTGCAGGCTCGGGCCTTGAGCTCAACCATCGCGTCGGGGGCAACCTCGAAGCCCTCGAGATAGCCCTCCACCTCCGAGGGGTCGAGCCCCTTGAGGGAAACATAGAAGTCGACCCGGTTCGCCATGCGGACGAGGTAGGTCTTGATCGCCGCCTCGAGCTTCGGCTCTCCCGCGATCACGACACCGACGTCCGACTGGTCGAAGATCGCCCGGAGGATCTCCATCTTCTTTTGAGTGTACTTCGAGACGAGCTTGTCCGCCTCGTCGATGATGAGGAGGTAGCCCTTGTTCGTGTTGAAGAAGTCCCGGATGCCGTTGACCCTGCGCCAGATCGTACCGTAGCCGCTGGGGATGCCGAGGGCCTTCTCGATCGCCTCCACGAGATCGCGGCTGCTCATGGTGTCGTCGCACTCGATGTAGGCAACACGGGGGAGCTTCGCGTACTGCCGGAGGGAGTAGGTCTTCCCGTAGCCGCTGCGGGCGACTACAATGCCGAGGCCGATGTACTCTTGACAGCTCTGACACACGCCGAGCACCTTCCGGGCGTCCCGGCTCTCAAAGAAGACCGGTTTCCGCCCGGTCTTGCTCCCCGGCTCCGGGAGCTCCACGGCCTCGCCGGTGCGCTGGGCCAGCCAGTCCGCGAGGAGTTTCTCGATGGTGGAGATGTCCCCCTCATACTTGCCGGAGAGGTAGCGGGAGATCGTCGGGCGGGAATAGCCCGGGATCTCGCTCGCCAGAGTGGCGATGCTGGTCTTCGAGATTGCGAGGTAGTCGTTGATCTGCTCGGCAAGGGTCTTGCCGGTGGTGTAGGTTGTGGCCTGGGCCGCTGCTGCTGTGATTTCCATGTCGTTCCTCCTATTCGTTCATAGCCCTCAAGCGAGCGAGGGCGTCGTCTGCCTTGCTCCCGAGGAACTCGTCCCCGGACGTCTTCTTCCCGGCCTTTCGGTTCGCCGCCGCTTCCGCCCGATACTCCTTGTCGTTCGGGAGGGCGATGAGCTTCGAGGGGCGGTCTGCCTTGATGGTGAGGTCGATCATGCCGACCGCTTCGGAGGGGCGTCCGCCCTCCTGGACGCGAAGCTCATAGGGCCGCGTCATGCTGTCCAGGATCTCCCGCATCTCCTTCTCCTGCCGCTTCTGGTCGCGGAGGTGGCGCTCGAGCGCCGCTTGCGAACAGTGAGGCCCGAAGGCCAGCAGCTCGGCGGAGACGGCCTCGCAGATCTTCCGGCCCTCCTGGTCAAAGACGTAGAGCTTCGTGACGTCGTCGATGTCCCACTTGATGCCGACGTGCTTGCCGACGTAGTGGCAAAGCTCGTAGTCCGTGTAGAGGGTGCCGAACTTGTTGATCCCCTGGTTCGTCACGCGGGCGGTGTCGGCCTTCATGAGCAGCATCGCCGCATATTCCCGGGGCGGAGCCGCCTTCTCGTAGCGTTCGCCATTCTCAAAGAGGGAGATCGGCGTGATCCACTTCTCGCCCGCATCCTTGAGGCCCCGGTGCTCCCGGGTGTGGTACTTCTCGTTCTTCCACTTCGTCCACGCCTCAAAGAACTCCTCCATCGTCAGCAGCTCGCCGCGCTCGAGCATCCCGTCGACGTCCTTCTGCCGCTTGGCGTAGGTCTTGGAGCCGGTGAGGGTGCCCGTGTAGCTCTCAAACCATTTCGAGAACTTGGAGCACACGGTCGAGAAGAAACGCTCGATCGGCTTGTCCCACGGCTGATAAGGGAGCGACCGCCCCACCTCCTCGATGCCGATGCTCTGGTAGAAGCCCACGGTCTCTGCGTCAAACTCGAAGTCGATGTTCCGCTTCTTGCGGCTCTGGCCTGTCATGGTCTTCGCCGTGTAGTCCTTGCCGTTGTCGACGTGCAGGATGTGGGGGACGCCGCCCGGGTGGGAGTAGAGCATCTTGACGAGGCTCTCCTTGAGGGTCTGGTTGTTGGCGTCCACACAAGCCACGTCGCCCACGATCGCCCGGCTCCGCATGTCCATCCATGCGACGAGCTTCGGGCGGACGGCCTTGATCTTCCCGTTCGGGGCGACCCACTGAACCCAAAAGTCGAAGGTGTGCTCGTCGCCGACGACGTACTCCATGACCTTGAGGCTCGTCGCGTCGCGCTTACCCTTGAGCATCTTCTTGTTCTTCCACTCCCGGGAGCCGTTGGCCGCAAGGTAGCGGGCCGACTCTGCTCCTCGGGCGTCCGTGATATGCTTGACATAGCGAGCGACCGTCTTGATGCTGGGGTAACTCTCCCAGCCCCGGCCCTCGGCAACCTCCTCGAACTTCTCGTAGAGCATTTCAATCGTGCCCAGGTTGGCTGCGAAGCGCCGGTCGAACCAAATGTTTTCAATGAGTGCCTTTTGCTCGTCCGTGAGACTTGGGAAGGTGGCCTTTTCCTTTGGCTTCCGGCACAAGGCCAGCGCCCGGAAGTAGTCCCGGTTCTGCCCGTCCTCCTTCTCCATCTTGAGCGCCCAGGCGTTCGCCTTGAGTACGTTGCTCATATAGCGATAGAGGGTTTGAGGACTCACTCCCAGGGCCAACGCGTACCGCTCGGCGTAGGCTGTGCGGTCAGGGCCGTCGTAGTCGATGAAGTCTTGTACCCGTGCCGCCAGCTCCACGGCCTCATAAAACGCCTTCTTGTGCTGCTCGATGTAGTGGTTTAGGTCAACGCCCACATACCAGGGCGCGGACTCTGTTCGCTTCTCTATGACGACATCCCTCCCGTCTATCTTCTGTGCCGCCCGCCACGCTTTCCGTCCCTTTGTTGTGAGGGAGTCGACGGAGACGAGCACCTGCTCTCTGCCGCCGTTCTCCTGGGGCTGCGTTCTGGTTTTGTACTGCTGGGGGCTGCGCTTCATCCGCTGGACGAGGGTGTTATACTTCACACCCTCAAACTCCGCGGCCTCCTTGAGCCCGATGAATACGTCCGGCACTCCTGTCCCTCCCTTCCTGTTGTCATGCTGCCGTTACCTTCTCGACCTTCCGGGGGTCGAGGTTGAGGGCCGCGATGATCGCCGGGAGGTACTTCTCGCCAGAGCGGACGCCGTAGAGAATGTAGCTTAGATACTGCGGCGACGTGCCGATCTCGGCGGCGAGCTGCGACTTTGTCTTTTCCTGGTCGGTGAGCGCCTTGACGACGAGTTTCCCCAGAGGGCAAAGTTTACCGTTGCTTTTCACCGCTGTCCTCCTTCCTGTGTTGTCGTTCTTAGAATTACTTCCGCTTCTGCCGGTGCAGTCCCACCGCCGCCATGAACCCCAGGCCCAGCAGCGCCGCCGCCCGGGTGAAGCTGTCCGGCGTCGCCGCCACGACACACGCAGCGGCGAGCCCCAGCCCGCCCAGGGCCATAAGGCCCAGGCCGATGAGGAAGTCGAGGATTGCGTCCAGCGTGGGCACGACCCGCCTCGCGCACTCCCGGGCCGCTTCCTTCTCAAGCAATTTGAGAATGTAGCCCAACGTCTCGACCTCCTGTGATGCGGCGGCGAAGGTCAGCTCCGCACCGTACCGAGGTCGGAGCGGGTTCCGGGGATCGCCCGAGAGCCGCTTCCGGGACAGGGCCTCCCGCCGCCGGAAGGCGACGAGGTCGGCGGCTCGTTTGAGTTCTGTTTTCATGCTGCTGTTTCCTCCTTGTGTGTCCCTCCCCGGCGCTGGTATAATCAAGATAGGGCATCAGCCCAGGAAGGGGGTGAGTATGATGTACGAATGGATCAAGACCGATAACGAGTTTGCAAACGCCGAGTTTCGGAACCGCCTCGTCGGAGACCCGGTTCTCGCCGCGTTGATTGATCTCCTTGTGCAGAAGGGGGTCATCAATCTGACTGAACTCGGTACAGTTGTAAACGAGCGTTGTCAAGCTCTTGTTAGCGCCCGCGAAAAGATTGAGCGCGAAGGCGGTGAAGCGTGATTTCCGCCTCCTTTTGAACGCGCTTTTCTTTTCGGAAATGCTGCTCATAGAGCTCTCTGAGGTTGGGGTGCATCCCTTCCTCGCTTGGGGTCGTCTGCTTGTCGGACGGCCCTTTCTCTTTAGGCGGCTCTCCCGTAGTCAGCCACGCAAGCCAGCACTCCCGGCACGAGAACGGGTCGCAATCGCAAGGAACGACAGGCGGGCACTGTTCCGAGATGATGTCAGCGATTTTGTCCGCCGTTACCTCTGGGGATTTAAGGAAGTCTAACCCGTTCACACTCTCGCCTCCTTCCGATACCGCTCAACAGCATAGTTTCCATCGAACATCTCCGCCAGCTCTCCGACCCGTTCCCGGAGCTCACGCCGGAGACAGAGCGCCGGAGTGCCGTCGGCGTCCAGGTCATCCAGGGCGGCGTCCAGCTCCCGGGCTGCGTTGAAGATATTGAGGTAGACCCGGCAATCGTTGGCCGGGCAGTTCTTGGACAGCGCCAGCCCCAGGGCGTAGATCTGCACCGTCTCCCGGTGCCGCTTGAGATCCGGGTGAAGGTGCTCGAAGGTCGTCCGCTCCTCCGGCTCCGACTGTGCCGAGACCGCGCTCTCAATGGCTGCGGCAAAGACCTCGCGTTCCCGATCTGTGACAGCTCGAACAGTCGCCAGCGCCCGGAGGTAGGCCCGGGCCTCCGCGCCGATCCGCTCAGCCTGGTCGCGGTGCTCCTGGCTGCGGATGTGGTCGATGAGCCCGCAAAGCGCCCCGTGGGCTTTCCCTCGTGCGCGGAGCTCCCGCTCATCTGCCTCGTTCGCCAGCCGTTCAAGGGAGCACTTCTCACAAACTGCGTCGAGTTCTTCCTGCGTCATCTCTGGGCGGCGGTGCTGACAAAGCTCGTCGCACACATAGGAGAGGAACTCCTCCGGCTCTCTCGGGATCGGGTTCGGCCACTCCCCGAAGGTGTCGGGGAGGACGTAGCAGTCTTCCCGAGCCAGAAGGCCCAGATCGCGAAGGGCGACCTTGTAGCCGTAAAGCTCATGTGCTGCCGTGCGCTCGTCCACGTCCGTATAGTGGGGGCTCTCAACCTTCCCACGGAGGGCGCTCTCCCATCCGGCGATCATCTGCTGTGCGTCCACGCTCTCCTCCTCGGTGGCCTCATCGGTCTCCTTGATGATCGTGACCTTGACCTCGGGCTCCTCGGTGTCGAGCTCCGACTCGAGGCCCCGGGCCAGCTCCACTGCCTCCTCCATGCTGTCCGCGTTGTCGTACTCCATCGCGCCCCGGTCGACCTCGAGCGTCCCCGTGTAGAGCTCCGCGTCGATGACGCCGTACTTGCCGAGGGCCGTGCCCTCCCACTCCCGAAGCTCCCGGTCATTGAACTTGACGACGAGGTAGCCGTTGATCTTCTTCATCTTTCTCATGCTGCTGTTCCTTCCTTTCTGTGTGCGGGTCACTGTCCCAGCGCGGGGACGACCCGGATCGTGTCCGTGTGCTTGTGGAGGATGATGAGCTCTCCGTCCGGCTTCTGCCGCACGACGAGCCAATTCTCCGGCGAGAGGCCCGCTTGCCCGAGCCTGATCTTCTGCTTCCTGGTCGGCTTCTTGCCGTTCCTCATGGTCGGCCTCCTTTGCGTTTTGGCGTGGCATGTGGTAGAGTAAAAGCGGGCGGCGAGGGCTGCTCAAAATGAGGGAATTTTCCATTCGTAAGTACAAGACAATCATCCGCAAGGGCTCCGGCTCCGGTGCTGTTCCAGCAGCTCCGGCCCCAGGGCCCGGCCCCTTTTGCTATGCTTCGGTTTGCAAACTCTCGAAGCATCGGTGCTGCGCTTGCGGCGCTCCCATCCGTTCGGTGTCCATTCGTCGGGTGGTGCTTTGCCCTGTCTGTGGGTCGAGGAACAAATTGAAGTAAAGAGGGGGTGAACAGGCCCTCGCCGCTCGCTTTTACTCTACCGTTGCCTCCTTTTGTCTTTCCTTTTGGGTGGTGGTGTGCTATGCTTGATGTGCTTAAATTTTTAATCTATCTATACTATACTCTCCGAACGGAGAGATGTCAACACCTTTTCTATGAAAACGGAGAGATTTTTCGAGGGTGTCTCTCATTTCGGAGTGTCATAAGGAGGAAGCAGTATGTCCGAACTAATTCAAAGGATCGAGGAGATCGCAAAAGGCAAGGGCCTCACGTTTAACCGTATAGAGCATGATTGTGGCCTTGGGAATGGGACTATAAAGCGATGGTCGTCTCAAAGTCCGCGCCTCGACAAGCTGGTTCTTGTTGCTGATTATCTTGAGGTCTCTCTTGACTATATTGTCTACGGAACACTCCGAACGGATAGCTCTCCAAAAGGAGAGAGGCCGGATCTCGAAGCGGAGAAGGAGCGCCAGGGCCTCACCTGTGATGGTCTCCCATTGAGGGCGGACGAAGTCGACCTTGTTGCCATGTATCGGCTCCTCTCTCCGTCCCATCAGGAGGAAGTCTTCGACCTCGTTTATTTCAAGTACAAGCGCCATGTGGAGGAGAAAAAAGACTCTATCTACTCGACATATTTCGACGAGAACGAGAACGCAGAAAGCGGCCCCGCCGGGAGCCGTGAAGCCCGCGACGGAACCGCCTAATTTTTTTACCCTGATATGATTAAAAACTAAATCAAAAAGCTGTCACTTTGCCAGGGCACACACAAAGCGCCCAGAACGCCCGGAAACCCCGGTATTTCGGGCAAAGTGACAGGGTGACATGGTTTCGCTCAAGATGTCACTTTGAAAAGCGGTCATTCTGACGCATCTGGGGCCGGTCGCCGCTCTGGCCGTAACACCCAAAATAACAGCTCGTAACGCCGCCGCGCCGCCGATCCACGCCGCCGAACCCCTGTTTTTGACCCCTGCCGTTAATTTTTGCACGGTTTAACGCCCCGTTTGCACGGCTCGCCCGCTTGCCTTCCGGGGCCTTGTCTGCTATACTATGCTCAAAGGGCCGCGAAGCCCGTCCTCTTTGTCTGCTGCTGTGACTTCCGGGACGGGCCGAGCGGCCCTTTTTTGCCCGAAAACGCCCTTGTATCAAGGGTTTCCGCCCCTCGGCGTGATGATGTGCGCCCGTCGCGCCGCCGCCGTTCCTGGGCCTTCCGGGGCTCACCAGGGCATGAAAAAAGGACGCCGACCGCGTCGACGCCCTCGTCTCAAGTTGTCTGATAAAGCCGGGCCGGATCAATGCCCTGTCCCGGGTGAAAATGCCCTGTTTCCCGCGTAAATAGCGGGTTTTCTCGCGATCTCCCGTCCTGTCCCGGTTTATCCCGTGTTTCTCAAATACGTTGTCCCCGTACAGCGTGACCAGAGTGCACAAAGCGCCGGGTCTGCGGAGCATCTTCCATACGTTCGGACGCCGCCAAGGCGCTTTTCCAGAAAAAGCAAACGAAATTTTGCGTGAAAACCAGACCTTTGCGGCATACTACGCCATGGGTATCGCAAACTCCCAGCAAAGGAGGAACGCACATGAAATCTCGCGCTTCCCTGTTTTTGACGGTCTTGCTGCTGGCACTGTCCCTCACCGCCTGCGGCAAGGAGCCCGCCAAGAACGATCGAAATGACGCCGGGTCCGGTCAGAACAGCGCCTACGACGCCGTTTCGGACCCAAACCGGAACAATGCTCCCAACAATGACGCCATCATTGGGCGGGATGACAACACCGTCACCGCCCCGGACACCAATCCCGCCCCCAACCCCGCCAATGATCCTGCCAATGATCCTGCCGGAGACCTTCCCGGCGCGTCTATGGACCGGATGCTCCGCAACGGCCGTGTCCATGACCGGGACGGCGACCTGCTGGACGGCGAAAATTCCGTCACCCCCGGC